ACAATCTTCTGCATCCATCTATGAAAGAACTTAAGCACAGCAAAGTTACTGTCTACCATAAATACTGTGGGCAGAACAGGAAATGCGAGAGACTGTGGTTTTCTTGTGATAGCACCAAATGCCTGTTTCTGCACATCAACTGTCTGAACGTCTAACTCTGGTAAAGTAACTGTTCTACAAAAGAACTGCAACTCTCTAGATAGATTAAGACTCACTGAGTTATCTTCTGCACCATCTGCTATTCCTGTGAATCCAGGTGGTGGTGTGATACGCACAATAAACAGATTAGTCTGTGCTAATCCGTGCTTGTTTATCTGTGATGAGAATTCATTAATATTGAACGCCATGTTATTATCCTATGTTTCTTCTGGAGTCTGCCCAGACTTGAGTTTTCGATGCTCCCTGGAATCTTTCCAGTGGTAAGAATAGAGCAACATCCCACTCAGACGGATAGATGTACATAAATCGACTTCTGAGTTGTGAGGTTAAGTATCTTTTGATACATGGTCTAAATTCTTTATATTTAGCCGCATTGTCTAGTAGCTTATAACTAAGTTTAAGTCGAGTAGACTCATCAAATCTAGTATTGGTCGCTGTATCGTATAGTGCGTCCATGAGTTTAGCACGTAAAGGTAGAGGTAAATAGTGCATGTTCAAACCGTAGAACCCGCCCTTAACCTTCTTAAATGGAAATACAAGAGGCATTCTATCGAAATATGGTAGAGTTTCTTTGTGCTTCGCATCATAGTAATACATATACATCTGACCAACCATAGGTCGTGCAGTTAATCTTTCAGCATCACCCTTCATGAGTTTACTGTCATTTACTCTTCGATATTCTTTAGCAGTGTTACGATACCATTCACGTGCCTTAGTAGTACGTGCAGGTACCTGTCCTGTTCGAACACCTTTAGTTAGAATTTCGTCAAAGAGAGTTGCCATTAGAGTACTACTACACCTTCTTCGATTAGACGTTCACGATTTCTCATATGTGCCGCATCAACTTCTTCTTTACTACCACCAAAATATGGCACAGCGTGACCGTCTTCGATCATAATTTCAGTTAAACGCTTGATACTACCATCGTCTTGATCTAGTAAGAAGTCACCTAAGATACGACCAAACTTACCTTTAGCATCTTCGCCACTCTTGTCTACTTCAGTCTTAAGGATCTGAATAGATCCAATTGGTAGCATATCTTTTACGTGTGACTTAGCGGCAAGACCAAACTTCTTCTCTACTTTATCTCTTGTTCTTGATTCGGGGGTGTCAATACCCATGACTCGTACTCGCTCACGGTGAAGCCAAACGCCGAATCCTAAATCGATATCAACATCTACTGTGTCGCCATCGACTACTCTTAATACTTTACATTTATATTCATACATGTTACTTTATTCCTAAATGATCTTCGTGCATTATCTGAAACTTCCAGCCTTTGTCTAAACAAAACTCTCGGGCTGCGTCCCACTTTGCTTGATTAATTCCCCAAGTCTTCACCTCGTTTATATACCGTTTAGTAGGCTTAGACCCATTTTTCTTAATTATAGGAGGTACTGTCTGATACTTAGGCTTTACCTCAATTAATATTTTATCTTTCTTCTTATCTTTATTTATCTGTTCCACATAGAAGTCTGGAAAGTATCTGTGCATTCGCCCATCGATAGGACTCTTGTACGGTATGATGACCTCTTCACTCGCCCACTTCATAACGTGTGGATGTCTGTCTAAATAAGACATAAGCTTCAACTCCCAGTGTGACCTATAAACTATATTAGTCGGGTCACCCAGATATTTTGAAGGGTTTCTTGGTCGAAAATTTCCTTGATAAGCCATCTGAACTCATATAAATAATTGTAATTAGTCTAACTTAATATTTATACAGGGCAGGAAAACATGAGTACATCGAATCTCAGCACGATAACACCAGCGGCGGCTGTTATCGATCAGAGAAAACAGAACTTAAATACGAGTAGTGATTTGTATTTTCCAAGCACTATTGGTCATCATGCAATGATCTTAAACTTTAAAGATTACGCATACGGTGGTTCAGCCCATGCCGCTATAGTTGGACAAGACAGTATCGTATTACCTTTGCCTAAACAATTACAAGATAACTTAAACATTAAAGTGGGATCAGATGAGTTAGGTATACTTGGATCATTAACAGCAGAAGCGAGTAGTGGTGCAACAAGTGTTGCTTCATTAACAGACGCACGTTCTAAGTTAGCAGGCATGTTCGGTGCAGCCCAAAAAGAAGGCGAAGATACTATAGGAGATATAGGCAGTATCGCAGACGGATTAAATTTAGCGGCAGATAGCGCATTGTTTTTAGCCAGAGCTGGTCTAGGTGGTATTGCACCAGATATAGCAAAAGGTATTAGTGCAGGAACAGGTACGGCAGTTAACCCATACGCAACACTCGTATTTAGTGGTGTTGATTTAAAGGTGCATAACTTCGAATGGCTACTATCGCCTGATACACCTGATGAAGCAGAGACGCTTCAGAAGATAATTAAAACAATTCAGCGTCATGTCACACCGGAAATGGACGGAGTAGCAGGCTCTAGTGTAAGTAAATCTACTCTAGCACGTGGACTATTAAGATATCCATCAATGGTTGATTGCTTCTTTCATGGTATAGATCAGAACTATTTCTATAAATTAAAGACATCAATGATATCACAATTTAATGTTGACTATACGCCTAACGGTATTGCATTAAATAGAGGCGGTAGACCAAGCGCAGTTAGAATTACAATGGTTATGACAGAAGCCGCTATTCACACTAAAGCTGATTATGGATTCGTACCGACAACACCTGTTGAAGTAAGTGAGGAAAATGATGGTAGTGATCAAGCAGATCCCGCCGTAACGCAGGAAGATGCCGCTGGTAAAAACGATCTAGGAGGAGATGTAGAATGAGTTATTTTAGCAAATTCCCTCTGACAAAAAGAAATGATGGCTTTGATGTGGTTGATATCACACGTAAGGCTAAATTAAAAGTATCGAATAGTGGTACAGCATATCTTCCTTATACAGTAAAAGAGGGTGAGAAGCCAGAAGACGTAGCTTATTATTACTATTCTGATCCAGAATTAGCGTGGTTGGTCATGTCAGTTAATGATATTGTTGATCCGTATACACATTGGCCTAAAGATCAGAGATCATTTGACGCATATATTATGAAACAATACGAGACTGCATCAGGTACAACAGGTCAAGCAGTGATAGAATGGACACGTAATACAGGTCTGAGTGCAAATGTTAAATGGTATGAGAGTAAATACAACACTGACGTAAGAATTAATCACAAGACATACTCAGCATCACCTCAACCAGACCCAGCATTTAATGCCAGTGAGTGGAATCCTATTCGAATATATGATTATGAGTTTCGATTAAACGAACAGAAGCGACAGATTAAATTATTTAATCGTGACTTTATAGGACAGATCACAAATTTATTAGAGAAGAAATTAAATGGCCAATAAGGCATCACAAGCAGGCTTCTATGAATTAAAGTCTATGAAGATCAGACCTATTTCGAGTAAGGAAGAGGGTATTGAGATCAGCCAGATTATTACATCATGGAATATTAGTGAGAGTATATTCGCATCTAATATCACGGGTAGCGTAAATGTAATTGATGCCGAGGGTATTCAACGTATTCTTCCTATATTAGGTGAAGAAATACTTTCAATACAATGGGTAGACTTCTATGGTGATATACAAAAGAAAGAATTCTATTGCTATGGCTTAAGAGATTTAGGACCATTAGAAGATAGTAGCGAAAGCTTAATGAATTATAGACTAGACTTCACATCAATCGAGCATTTAACTGCCGCACAAGGTGAAGTAAGACAATCATTTGCGAATCAATTAATCTCTGATATGGTACAGTCAGTGTACGATACCTATTTTAAGACCACATCAAAGACAATCGAGATCGAACCAACAGTAGGGGAACAGACCTACGCAATTCCGAGCCTGACGCCCGCCACCACGATGAATTTCCTCGCCAAAAGAGCCTACGGTGGTGAAGATTCTACTAATAATTATTATTTCTTCGAGACAAAAGATAAGTTCTTTTTCTGTACACCCGAATATCTACACAACAAATACAAAGAAGATGTGAGTAGCGAGAAGGCATTAGAGGATAATAATCTTTTATTCTATACAGCAAAGACAGCAGATGACAATACACCAGCAGGTCAGCTAAGAAATCAACAGACAGTCTCAAGTATAAGCTACGGCGATCAATCTAATTCTATTAATGAGATCAATCAAGGCGAATATAAGACATCAATGTTAGAGATAGACCTACTCAACAGAACAACATCAAGAACAATTACAGAATATAAAGATATAATAAGCAATAATACTATAGACACACTAGAGATACCTCACAAGCCAGACTTTTTATCGAATCAAATGCCTGTTGTACACGAGAAATATGTATTAAAGGACTATAATGTACCTGGTCAAGACAGAGGAGAGAATAGACATTATCCTTTTTATCGTGAGGTAATTAATTCAAAGCATTTATTTTCTATTGCTATGAACAAATACAGTATTAATTGCACTATCAAGGGTCGAAATCCGTTGATTCCAGGAATGGTTATTTTTTTAATGGTAGACCTCATAGAGGCTGGTGCTCCTGGACGTCCAGATGTAGCAAGAGACGGGCTCTATATGGTGACGAACATCACTAACCTCTTTCAAGAGGACGAGTTTAGTCAGTTGATTACCTTAACGAAGGGTGGTCTTTCTACTACAAACGAGCGAAGCCTATTTAAGGAGAATAGATAATGGCAGGTGGTTTCAGAAACCTATTGTGGTACGTGGGAGTTGTAGAAGATCGACACGATGCCACCAATGACGGACGTATTAAAGTAAGAGCATTTGGTATTCATACAGAAGATAAGCAAGCAATGCCTACTGCTGATTTGCCCTGGGCGATTGTACTAGACGGATCATATGGAGCCGCTATGAAGATACCTTCTGTAGGAGACTGGGTGTTTGGTTTCTTTATGGACGGTGATGATGCACAACATCCTATGGTAATGGGAAGAGTACCTGGTGTCAATCTACAATTACCTCCTGAGTCTGGTGCACCTAATGAAGCGAACTATGTGCCTGCTGAGTCTATACAGAACTATGGTAAGCCTCCTTTACATAGACATCTAGGTGGTGAAGATGCTCAAGTAGGACAGGGACCATTACAAGCCGCAGCCGTTAAGAATGGTATTGAGAGTTCTACTGGCGATACATGGTCTGAACCTCCTATTATAACACCAGAAAGAAATCTTGACAATACTGTATATACCAGTAAGAATGATAATAACTATGTGGTGCTGAGTGATAGTAGAGAGGGAGATGGTACATACATTCTTATATCACATGCCTCTGGTTCTGCTGTACAGATTGATTCACATGGAACGATACTTGTCAAGTCTTTTGGAGACACTTATAATAGTTCCGAAGGCTTTACTATGAACCGTACTGAGTTAGACTCTCATACGAATGTAGGGGGTGACTGGGCACTTAAAGTAGAACGTGGCTCTGGTAAAGTATGGATTAATGGTGATCTAGACATCGAGTGTGAGAACTTTAATGTCACAGCAAGAGGTTCTGCTAATATTAATGCCGCCGCTGGTACGAACATATCTGGTGGTAAAGTAGGACTCTTTGCTACGAGTGATGATGTTAACATCGCCGCTAATGCAAACGTTAAGATGAAAGCTGGTACTCCATTAAACTTTGGTGGCATATATGGACAAGCATTGTTTGGTGATGTACATCTTGACAGTGCCCAGATGAGTTTAACAAGTACGACATATACAAAGATATACAGTCAAGGCTTGCCTTCTGTATCACTAAGAACTTTGCCTTATCCTGATGCTGGTCATCTGGGGATTGATATTGATTCTAAGACATCTCTTCGTATGAACTCAAAGCTTACAATGAGCATATCTTCTTTAGCAACTCTAGGTATTGACTCTGCTGGTGCGATGGGCATTATATCAGGTGCTAAGTTAGATGTTGCGGCTGGTGGATTACTTGGTATTGGTGCCGGTGGTATTGTAAACATAGATGGTACACTTGTCAACATTGGTAATCCAACCGCTGCGGCAACCATTGCTTCTTCTGCAGGAACAGTAACAGCAGTAAAAACACCTCAACTTGTACAGTCTGCAACAGCACTTTCTCCTATACAGATTGGTGTACAAGAGATTGCTACAGTTGTCAACCCCGGAGATATTCCTCCTAGTCGTGTTCCTGTAGGA